AGGTTCAAGTGGAGATTACGCACAGATAGGTTCAAGTGGAGATTCCGCAAAGATAACATCCAAGGGTAAAAATTCAGTTGTTATGGCAGCGGGCTATAATTCAATAGCAAAAGCAAAAATCGGTAGTTGGATAACGTTAGCTGAATGGATTAGAACTGATAAAACAAATGATAGTGGTAAGTATATATGGATTCCTAAGTGTGTAAAAACAGAATGTGTAGACGGAGAGCATATCAAAGAAGATACATTCTATAAATTAGTTAATGGTGAATTTAAAGAAGTTGAAAGCGAGGAATAATTATGGCAGAGAATACAGCAGTTGCAGAAACAAAAGAAGCTGAAAGCAGAGAACTTGTAGCAAAGGATTTTACCGAGGGAATGGTTGTGAAAATTAAGCAGAAAGAGAAATTCGGTTTAACATTCCCTAAAGATTATAATTACACAAATGAATTTATGTCGGCAATGCTGATTTTACAGGACACAGTAGATATGAACAAAAAGCCTGTATTGCAGAGTTGCACGAGGGCAAGTATCGAAAACGCCCTCATAGATATGGTAACAGACGGATTATCAATGAGAAAGAAACAGTGTTATCCGGTTGCCTACGCAGGAAAATTAAGCTGTCAGCCGTCTGTTTATGGTGCAACTTGCGTTGCTAGAAGATATGGGCTTAAAGACATTAACGCATCAGTTATTTATAAAGGGGATGTATTCAAGTACCACAAAGAGGATGCAAAGACAATTATTGATTGCCACGAACAGAGCTTTGAGAATATCGACAATGACAAGATTGTTGGTGCTTATGCAGTAGCAATTATGGGAAACGGTGAGAAGATTGCAGAAGTTATGACTATGGCGCAGATAAAGACAGCTTGGAAACAGGGATACGGATATAAGGAGACCGGAAACGGAGTTCATCAGAAATTCGCAGACCAGATGGCTATGAAAACTGTTAAGAACAGGCTTCTCAAAGCTATCAACAATACTCATAGCGGTTTTGGTAAAGAAGATGATTACGAGGAAATCAGCCACGATGAAATGCTTGAACAGGATGTTGCGTACGATATTGAGCAGAACGCAAACAGCGTTGATTTTGAAGAAAGCGACATTATTGAGGGTACAGCTACAGAAGTAACCGAAGAACAGGCAGAAGATAGCACATTACCGCCATTTATGCAGGCAGAATAGGAGATTAAGTATGAGAATAATTTCACAGGACGGAAGAATTGATATTCCGTATGATTATTTTACATTAGCTACGGCTGATGAGAAACATGGAACTTTAGAAGTAGCGAGTATCTATTGTCGAAATTTTTCGTCAGATAGTGGTGCAAAGTTAGCTGAATATTTAAGTGTGGAAAAAGCAATTAAAGCTATAAAAATGTTGACAGAAGCACAGAAAATGGAGTCAGTAGAATTTGAAGATAGAATTTATCATAGAAATATGGTTTTTCAGTTCCCACAGGATGATGAAATCGAGGTGTAGCGGATGAAAGTATTAGTAGCTTGTGAAGAAAGCCAAAGAGTATGCACAGAGTTTAGAAGATTAGGTCACGAAGCATATTCTTGCGACATTGAACCTTGCAGCGGAGGTCATCCTGAATGGCACATACAAGATGATGTATTGCCATTATTAAATGGAAATTGCGACTTTCAAACAGTAAACGGAGATATGCACCATTTAACAGGTAAATGGGATATGATTATTGCTTTTCCACCTTGTACGCATTTAGCGGTAAGCGGAGCGGCTTGGTTTGATAAGAAAAGAAAAGACGGAAGGCAAGAAGATGCAATAAAGTTTTTTATGGATGTAATGAACGCTGATTGCGACAAAATATCTGTTGAAAACCCAGTAAACATTATTAGTGGAAATTACATAGAAAAGCATTTTCCAGAACTTCAAAAAAAATATCAATTTCCTATAAAACCTACACAATCAATACAACCTTTTCAATTTGAAGATAGGGCAAGAAAAAAGACTTGTTTATGGTTGAAAGGGCTTCCACTATTGAAACCAACAAATATAGTCGATTGCGGAGAAATTGTTGGAAACGGATTTTCGGTAGGTGCAAGTGCTAATTGTGCTAGGGATGAAAATGGAAAAATAATAGCGTGGAATGACCCAAGAACTGCTAAAGAAAGAAGTAAAACATTTCCAGGAATTGCAAAGGCTATGGCTGAACAATGGGGTAAGGAGTTGAGCGAATGACATTGAAATGTATCGGTTCAGGAAGTAGTGGAAACTGCTACACCTTAACTTCCAACAGTGGAGAAACACTTATCCTTGATTGCGGAATACCAACTAAGGAGATTAAAAAAGGCTTAGATTGGAACATTAAAGATATTGCGGGTGTGTTATGCACCCATAAACACCTTGACCACAGCAAGTCAGTAAAAGATTTTGAAACTATGGGTATTCCTGTATGCAAACCATACGAAGCCTTGCTTATGAACCAGTTTCTAGCAAATTCTTATTTTACTGTAAGAGCGTTTGACCTAACAACGATAGACGGAAGTTGGACACACACCAATGCAGACGGAACACCTTGCCCGATATACGGCTTTCTGATTACTCACAAGGAAATGGGGAGAATGCTTTACATTACCGATTGTGAGGTTGTCAAGTGGAAGTTTAAAGACATAAATCATATCCTTTTAGGTGTGAATTATGACAAGGATTTAATCGACAGGGATAACATAGGCAAAACTAATCACGTTTTCAGAGGTCACTTATCCATTGACACGGCTTGCGATTTTGTTAAAGCAAATTATTCAGATAGCTTGCAAAATGTCATAATGTGCCATTTATCGGCAGAAAATTCTGATAGACATAGTTTTATTGAGAAAATGAAAAAAGTTGCTTGTGGGGCAAATGTGGATGTTGCAGAGCGTAACAAGGAATGGGTTTTAAGGAAAGGAGATGAACCACCATTTTAAGCGATTGGAATGACATAAAAGAGCTGATGGATTGTTTTCCCAACAGCGTTATTAACCATAACGGAGAGCTTATAGCACATATCAAAAGTAACACATATCTTATTTTAAGAGATTGCAATAGCAAGGAAGATATTAAATGTAAGGTTTTAGAGTGGTTTTCAAGACCTGCTTACAAAACAGAGCCGTACAGCACAAAGCGAAATAATGATGAGTTTCACAGCTTCATCCTTGCAGGAGTAAATGATTACCTCGACACAGATTTTTCGGAAAAAGACATGGAGAAAATTTATACATATTTAGGCAATGCTTGCGACCACGAAAAGACACTGAAATTTATTGAAAGTGGGTATGATATGTCAGTTTTGAAAGATTAAAAAATCCTAATGAGTGCCCGCTTTAGAAAGGAGATTATATGGCTAAATACAGAGATATTTTAGGAAATACAAGAGAGTATGCGAACGATACAATAACAATCAGCCTTGAAAGATACAATACTTTGATTATTAAAGAAGCTATTGCTGATAACGCTGTAAATGTTAAGAAAGAAGTAGAAGCAAAGCTGAAAGAATTGAGAGGTGTGAAATGACAATTAGTGAGTTTTTCAAAGAGAAATATTCAGCAAGAAAAGATAAAGAAAATATCTATGGTGTTGGAATGAGTGATGCAGAGTTTCGTCATTTTATTATTCAATACTTGTTATCAGAAAATTGGTATGTTGTTGACCCAATAGGGCAGTCACAAATCAACGAAATAGCCATCAAAGAAATTTTAACTAAGTATTCCAAGAAGTTTAGACAGGAGTGCAAGAAATGTTTAAAAGAATTGAGAGGTAGAGAATGAATAAAAGAAAAGCAATACCTAAAAAAGTGAGACAATCTGTATATCTCATGTATAACGGACATTGTGCTTACTGTGGCACAGAAATAGCTTATAAAGATATGCAGGTAGACCATGCAACACCGCTTAGGATAGGTGGAGCAGACGAAATTTCAAATTACATGCCAGCTTGTAGGAGCTGCAATCACTATAAATCCACTTTAGATGTCGAAGGATTTCGAAAGTATCTTTCAGAAATACACAAAAGGCTTATGCGTGACAGCATACCCTATCAAGTGGCGGAACGGTTTGGAATCGTTAAGTATGTGTCTGACGATGTAAAATTCTATTTTGAAGAATTGAGAGGTGGAGAAAATGACGGATAAAGAGAAATATGCAATTAAAATAGCCATAGATACTATGAATAAGCATTTTAGCAGACATTGCAACGTGGTTTATGGCAATCGTGAAACAGGCGTAAGTGTTTGGCATGGTGAAGCAATAAACATTTTGTCAGATATGCTTTCAAATACTGATAACCACACTTGCAACTGCAAGCACAACGGCAATTCAAGAGATAGTGAGCCTTGTTGCAGGTGTGATAGCAAAGTTTCAGAAAATGATGATACAAAAAACAAAGTTACATCTCTGGAAATTATCGTAAGAATGATAGACAACAATCCATATTACGAAATCAAGTACAAAAAAGTTGGCGAAGATTATTACCAGGTAGGTTACAGTTCATTCAATATTGATAATGTATTGAAATGGCGTGATGAGTGTTTTGAACTTGTTTATGTGAAAGCAACCAATGCTGACAAGATAAGAAATATGCCGGATGAAGAGTTAGCGGAGTTTTTAGATATTGTCGGAGAAGATGGCATTTCATCACAGTATGCAGATGTTCCGTGTGATTGCTGTTGCGAAAAAACAGAATGCTCTAAATGTTGGAAAGATTGGCTTCAATCAGAAGCAGAATAGGAGAGAATATGGACAGATATTTATTCAAAGCTAAGAGAGTTGATAATGGAGAATGGGTGCAAGGAAACCTTATTCAAAGCTGTGATGCAACAGATGGATGGGAAGCAATTATAATTCCCACTAAGAATAGCAATATGTTCACAAAACATATCAAACGTGGTTACGGAAATCTTGGATTTGAGAATTGGTACAGAGTAGACCCATCCACCATTTGCCAATGCACCGGCTTGAAAGACAAGAATGGCAAGCTAATTTGGGAGAATGATATTGTCAATACTCAATGCGGAAAAGCTATTGTTGTTTGGGATAAGGCAGAATTGAGAATTAAGTGGATTAAAGATACTATATGGCGAAAGGATTTGCATTTTTGGACTAATGAAGATGATTGGAAATGTGAAGTTATCGGCAACATTTTTGATAATCCTGAGTTATTAGAAAGCGAGGAATAAATATGGCAAGAATATTTAGATTTAGCGGCTATTTAGTTTCCAATCGTGAAAATATTTCACTTGAGGATATATATGAGGATATAAGTGATGTAGGATATGCCGAAAACTGGCAGCAGTTTCATATTGAACAGTCGGAAGAATTTAATCTTGATGGCGAAGATAAGCCAAACTGTGACCTTGCATTACTCACAAGGCATTTTAAGGCAGATAACATCAGTACAGAATTTGACAGACCTTTACCACAGAAAGGCGAGAAATATAAGCATTTTAAGATTGGCAAGATTGTTACTATTATCGGTATTTCAAGGCACACCGAAACCGAGGAAATTTCAGTTGTATATGAATATGAGAGGCATATCTGGAATAGACCTCTTGAAATGTTTATGAGCGAGGTTGATGAGGAAAAATATCCTAATGCAGAACAGAAATACAGATTTGAGTTAGTAGAAAGTGAGGAAAATAGATGAATCGTGTGATTTTATGCGGAAGAGTTGTTAGAGAACCGGAAATTAGATATTCACAGACGGCAAATGGAAGTATGGCAGTAGCAAGATACACATTAGCCGTTGACAGAGCTTTCAAGAAAGAGGGCGAACAGGCAGCGGACTTTATTTCCTGCGTAGCATTCGGCAAGAATGGAGAGTTCGCAGAGAAGTATTTGCACCAGGGAACTAAGATTATCGTTGAGGGTAGATGGCAGACAGGCAACTACACTAACAAGGACGGACAGAAAGTCTACACTAATGATTGTGTTGTTGAAAGACACGAATTTTGCGAAAGTCGTGCTAATCAGCAGAACAATAACAATAACGGAATTATGGGCGGTAATGCTAGTTTAAACAGCTTTATGTCAATTCCAGACAATGTAGCTGATGAGGGATTACCATTTAATTAAAGAGGTGTGAGTATGACAAAGAATGAAGCAATAGAAAAGCTAAGAGCATATCATAAATGTCAAAAAATGCAAGTAAAAGGTATTTATGAAGATTGTAATGCAAGATTATGTGACAACTGTGATTTATGTTATGCACAAGGTAATACCGGAGAACATATCAAAAGTATAGAGATTGCAATACAGGCACTTGAAAAGCGGATACCAAAGAAGCCGAGAAAAACCGATTCGTACAGAGGCGTATTAAAAAAAGTATATGCTTATGTATGCCCTACTTGTGGAAATGCACGTTTAGAAAAATACATGAACGAACGGCAGAATACAGTGTTTTGTTGGGATTGCGGTCAAAAATTAGATTGGAGCGATGAAGAATGAGATTGATTGACGCAGATAAATTATTAGAGCTGATAAAAGAACAGAAAGAACGAGAGATAGGAGCATACGCAAAAGGCATAAATGCTGGTCTGAATATCGTAAAGAGTATTATCAATGATGAAACACAAACTCCAACTGCCTATGATGTGGATAAGGTTGTAGAACAGTTGAAAACAGACTCTTCTGTAAGATTGTATGGAAGCGGCAACAGCAATAATTATCTTATTTCTCTTGAAAAGGCGATAGAGATAGTAAAGGCAGGTAAAATTAATGGATAGAGATTGCAATAAATGTATACATCATACTACAGGAACTTGCAGTACTTTTAACTGTGAGTTTGTAACAGCTGATGATGTAAGAAATAAGGCTATTGACGATTTTGCAAAGGCTGTTGAAGATGCAGGGCTTATCTTTGCTGACAATATGTTTAAGCTGGAAGAGCTTGCGGAACAGCTAAAGGCAGGTGATAACAGTTGAATTATCAGAACATAGCAAGAGCTAAGGCAATAGAGAAAAGTAATAAGCAAAGGCTACTAAAGATAAATCCAAAACTTGATGATAAGAGTGGTATTTATTTTTTGACCAGAGTTGACGAGAACAATATTCCTTATTTTTACATCGGGCAAGCACTACATCTATCGCAGAGGATGTGTGGACACCTTGTAGGGTATCAGCACATAGATTTATCAATCAAGAAAAGAGGATTTTATAGCAAAGATAATCCTTATGGTTGGAAACTAAACTTTATTCATTACCCAGAAAACGAGCTTGATAAATGGGAACAGTACTGGATTTTGGAGTACACCAAGAAAGGTTATCAGTGCAGATACAACAAAACAGCAGGTGGTCAAGGAGAGGGTAAAGAAAAGATAAATGAATTTAAGCCATCTAAAGGCTATAGAGACGGTCTAAAACAAGGTGAAAAGAACTTGGCGAGGAAATTATCCTCTATCGCTGAAAAGCACCTTATAATCCGCTTAAAGCCAGAAAAAGAGCATAATAAGGTGTCACAGAAACAGTATGAAAAGTTTATGGATTTATTGAAAGTGGGTGAAAGTGAATGACAAAAGCGGAAGAACTTTTAAACAAGGCAAAAGAAAAATACGCAGAGGGAGAAAAATACAGAAAGCTTGCCAATAGTTATTTTGAAAGTTGTAGGGAATATACGATTGAATACAGGGTGGAAAGTGTAGATAGGGTTTTGGATTTTATTCGTGATGAATACAGAGCCGGCAGAATTTGCAACCTTGAAATACTATTGTGTCATTGCCAAAACAAGCTGAATGGAAATATTGATGGAACGGAATTAGACCTTGATGAGCATTTAAGAGGAGTTCCTTTTGAGAAAGTGGGTGATTCGGAATGAATGATTACAATGGCTGTAGATACGAAAACAGCACAGATATAGAGGTGCATTTAGAATTTTGTACGAATTGTAAAAGAGCCTATTCCAATGAAGAAGATAGGGAATTTTGCATTTTTGCTACAAAGTTGCCAGGTGCTAAACATTATTGGAATATCGAGAAAGGACAGAAACAATCTTTTTGGGTAAAACCAATTTGTCAAGGCAATGAGAGGACGGAACACCCGAATCAAAAGCGACTTGATATTGCAGAGGATATGATTACTCAATCTGCAAGAAATGGTGAACTACTTTTGGATCCATTCGCAGGAAGTGGAACTTTTGCAATAGCGGCACATAATTGTGGATTAAAATTTATCGCATTTGAAAATGATGATAAAAATTATAAAATTGCTGAAAGCCGAGTAAAAGCCGAGACATCACAGATGAACTTATTTGACTTTATAGGAGATACAGAATGATAGTACATTGTTTATTTGAACAGTCGGGCACATTCAAGAATGCTTTCAAAAAGTATGGAATTGAAGCCTATGACTATGATATTCAGAATGAATTTGGCGAAACCGACTATGTTACCGACCTTTTTAAAGAGATAGAAGAGGGGTATCAAGGTGAACCGAGTTTGTTTGATAAGATAAGTCCTGATGATTTGATATTTGCGTTTTTCCCTTGCATAAGGTTTGAAAATCAGATAATGCTGTGGTTCAGAGGACAGTCGGCAAGTCAGAAAAAATGGTCTTTGGAAGAAAAATGCGAATTTGATATGAATTTGCTTAAAGAAGTTTCACTTATGTATGATTTGGTAAACAAAATGTTTATTATTTGCACGAGAAAAGGATTAAAGCTAGTAATGGAGAATCCTTATTCAGAAGAGCATTTTTTAAGACGATATTGGTGCTATTCCCCAGCGGTAATTGACAGAGATAGGAGAGATAGCGGAGATTACTTTAAAAAGCCTACACAGTATTGGTTTTTGAATTGCGAGCCACAGAACAATCTTATTTTTGAGTCAATTAGTTATAACGCTATCGAATGTAAGGACGCTATAAAAACAATGACAAAAGAGCATTGTGTAAAAGTAGGGACAGACAATGTTAAAACAGCAAGGTCAATGATACACCCGCAGTACGCAGATAGATTTATCAGGCAATATATTCTTGATGAAGCAATATGGAGAGGTAAATAATGAAAGACGAAACAAAGCAGGAGATACAGATATTACTTGACCTACTCAAAGGCAGTCTTACAAGAAATGGTGTAAGTATGGCAACCGACAATAGTGGTAACTTGATGTTCTTTGATACGTCTGCCTATGTTAGAAGTGAAGGCAAGGAATTTGACGGATTCAGAGTTAATATCAACGATTTAGTGAAGTAACAATGTGACAGAACTTGAAGAATAGGAGCAATAATATGGCAATATATAGAAATGTTCAATTATCATTTTGGACCGATAACAAGGTTGAAGATGATTTTACGCCAGAGGACAAGTATTTCTACATATATTTGCTAACAAATCCACAGACAAATATATGTGGGTGTTATGAGGTTAGTTATTCACAAATGACAAGGCAGACAGGTTATAACAAAGATACTATTATCAGGCTATTAGAAAGGTTTGATAAGGCACACAAGGTTATTAAGTTTGATTCAGAAACTAAAGAAGTGCTGATATTACATTGGTACAAGTATAACTGGAGCAAATCAGAGAAAGTCTTGGCAGGGGTTTTAGGAGTTGCCAAACATATTAAATCTGACGAATTTAGAAAATATGTTAATGATATGGTTGATTCCATTAAAAATGATACCCTATACATAGGGTATACATACCCTATGGAGACATCTGTTTCTGATACTGATTCTGATACTGTATCTGATTCTGTTTCTGTTAATAATAATATAGTAAATAAAAAGAAAGATAATATAGATAATAATATATATATAAATATTATTAGTTACTTAAATAACAGATGTAATACCAGATATAGATACAATACGCCTAATACCAAGAAGCATATCGGGGCAAGAATCAAAGAGGGGTATACTGAACAGGATTTTTACACAGTCATAGATAAAAAAGTTAATGAATGGTTTGGAACTGAAAGGGAAAGATATTTAAGACCAGATACCTTGTTTGGCACGAAGTTTGAGAGTTACCTTAATCAGAATGTTGTTTCCGAAAAGCAAGGCAATCAGAATTTCAATAAGGGTGCTATTGACTGGGATAATGTATAAAGGAGCGATGAAAATGGAGAAATTTTATATTGTAACAAATGAAGATTATTTAAAAGGATTACATCGTGATGAAGTAATAGAAAAAAACAGAAGAGAATTTATCAAAGATTTTTTCAATCGCATAGGAATAAGTGGAAATCATTATTATATGCGCGGAGATGGTACTGTTAATGTTGCGTTTAAGGAAAATGCAAAAAGTAATATTGAATTGTATATTGATGATATACAGGAAAATAGTGAAAAATTTGGCAATCAATTAAACAAGCCTAAAATGTTTGCAGGTCAAAGTATGAGAAAGTTTAAAAAAGGTTGCAAAATATTAAAGCAATTTCAAAATGAATGTATTGAAAAGGAGATAGTTATTAATGCTTATCCTTTGAGGTGCGGAGACTACTTCAAAGAAACGGAAATGGGTGGCTATTCAATAACAAGATTTAAATACAATGGAAAACAATACTTGCGTATGAGTACCAATCGCTATAATTCATTAACTCCTTGTGAAAATGGCTTTGAAGAGATAAAAGGTAGTGAGTTTTTTAAAGCACTTGAATCAGTAAGGGCAGGTGACAAGAATGAGTAGATTAGATGATACACTCAATAAAATAAATTTTAGAAGTGATTATCCGCACAACGGAGTGGTTGAATCACTCTTAAAAACAATTGCAATTAATAGTGCTATTATATGTGACAAATTAGATACTATTTCTAATCAATTGAAAGGGGATAGTAATGACAAGAGAAGAAACAGTTAAAATTATCCGCATTATGTGCGATTGCTACCCTAACTACAAACCTAACAACCTATCAGAAACAGTAGATGTTTGGAATATGATGTTGGAAAATTGCACTTATGAACAAGTGTCAGTCGCACTTAAAGCATACATCAACTCTGATATAAGCGGATTTGCTCCAAGTATAGGACAGTTGATAGGTAAAATACAGACTATATCACAGCCGCAGGAACTTGACGGAATGACAGCTTGGGGGTTGGTTAGTAAGGCGTTACGGAATGGCACATATGGGGCGGTTGAAGAATTTAACAAACTACCGCCACTTGTAAAACAGGCGGTTGGTATGCCAGATAACCTTAAAAACTGGGCGACATCAGATTATCAGACGATTGAAACAGTAATACAATCGAATTTCTTAAGAACCTATGAAACAGTTGTTAAGCGTGCAAATGAAATAAATCGTATGCCAGACGACATTAAATCACTTATCGAAAAGGCGAATGCAAATTCGTATAAGGCTCAAATCGAGCAAAAATTCCAAAGAGATATAAATACACTTAATGACAAAAATAGCAACCTTATCGCTCAAAAAGAAGATTCAGAGAGCTATATTGAAGCACCTAGAGAGGTACAAGATAGAATTGACAGAATGAGAGGTTGATTTTCAATGGAGACAACGCCAATTAGTCCGCAGAAGAAATTATATAATTACCGCCGAGAGAATGGATTGTGCCCTAAATGCGGCAAGCCGCTTGATAGAAAAGGCTTTTATTGTGAAGAATGTAGGGAGAAGCAAACGACTTACAGTAGAGAAACTAGAGAACTTTGCAGGCAGTTTAAAATTTGCCCGGAATGTCGCAAAAATAAACTTGTGGGTGATGAAAAGATATGTCCGGAATGTTTGGCTAACAAAGCTGAATATAGAGCTAATCACCCATTAAGTGATGATAAGCGAAGAAAAAACAATGAAGCATTTAAACAGTATTCGAAAAACTTATACGCTGAACGTAGAAAAGCTGGCATATGTGTTAGATGTGGTAAGGCTAAAGCTGTTGAGGGCAAAGCAAAGTGTTTTATATGCCAGAGTAAAGATAATGCTATCCACAGAAAAAGAACTGAAAATAGGCAGAATATAAAAGAATATCGCAAGGAAAATCACTTGTGCTATCGTTGTGGAGAACCTATTGACAGACCGCAAGGACAGTTGTGTCAGAAATGCTGGCAGACAGACTATGAAAGGGGTAAAAGCCTTAAGAATGATAATAGCAAGCACTACTGGCGATACGACAATCAATTTCTAAGAAAGAAGTGAAAATATGAGTAAGGCAGAACAGAAAAAGTTTAAGGAGCAAATGTTACGTGTTCAGATGAATAGAATTAGCAATGAACAGCAGAAGAAAAATTTTGAATCAGCATTAATATTAATTATGTGGGTGCTACACGATAAATTCGGTTTCGGACAGCAGAGATTAACAAAAGTACAAAAAGAGCTTAAAGTACTTATAGATAACTACAATGACGGATTATTCACAGCAGAGGAGCTTGTTAATCAGTTATACGAAGAAACAGGAATAGAACATATTAAGTTTAAATAAGGAGATAGGCTTATGAAGTTTTCAGAACTGACTAAGCCGGAACTTGATGAGATAATTAAAAATGCCAATTTTACAGAAGAAGAATTGAGAATATTCAAGTTACTATCACAGGGCAGAAGCATTACAGAAATTGCTATGCGGCTGTCCGTGTGTGATAGAACAGTCAATCGCAAGATAAACAAAATTAAAAAGAAAATAAGTAAGTTGGAGGTTATACAATGATTAGGGTTACTCAAAATGGCGAAGACGTAAAAACAGAAAACATAACTCTTTCAGACAGCTTACTAAAGATAATTGCAGAGATAATTGACAACAAGTAAATATGTGTTACAATGTGCCGTAGAACGTGATAAATGCGGCACATTTATTTATATTATAAGGAGATAAAATATATGGAATGTGTTGCTTATATGAGAGTATCTACTGAAAAACAGGCTGTTGAGGGCAATGGACTTGATAGCCAAAAAAGAGACATTGAAAATTATTGTAGGAAAAATGAGCTTGTGATAACAGATTGGTATATTGACGATGGTTACACAGGTACAAATATGGATAGACCAGAACTTCAAAGGCTTGTGAATGATTGTAGCCGCAAAAGAGTAAGTTGTGTTGTAGCTTTTAAACTTGACAGATTATCAAGAAATATGATTGACGGAATATATCTAATTGAAAAAGTATTTCAAAAATATAATGTTGTGTTTAAATGTGTACACGATAGTGTAAGCTATAATAGTCCTATGGAGCAGGCTTACACGCAGATGATGGCTGTATTTGCGCAGCTTGATAAAAATACTATGATGTTGCGTATGCGTGGCGGTATGCTTGAAAGAATTAAGCAGGGTTACTGGATGGGCGGTGGCAATTTGCCGTATTGTTATTCCTACAGTAAGGAACAAGGTATATTAATACCTATCCCGGAACGTGCAGAACAAGCAAGAAAAGGTCTTGAATTATTCATATCTGGCTATTCAGATGCGAAAATTAAAGAAATTTGTGGCTTTAAGTCTGAACTTGTTACTAGAAGCATTTTGACCGGCGTTGTAAATATCGGAATGATACCTTACAAAGGCAAAATATATCAAGGAAAACACGAACCTATTTTTGATAAAGATAGGTTTAATCTTGGATTAGAACTAAGAAAGTCAAGGTGTTCAGCAAAAACTTACTGCATAACTGAGCCTAATTTATTGACCGGATTATGTTATTGTGGAATTTGTGGTTGCAAAATGCGTTATCAAAAATGGGGCAGTGAAAAACATAAGATTTATTGTTGCTCAAGAAATAAATCGCTTTCATATCTGCCTAATTATAATGCAAGCTGTAATAATTCGCTTGAATGGGCGGACGAGATAGAGAAACAAGTAGAAGAAGAAATCCTTAAAATATCACTTGATTTATCATCTTACAAGCCAAAAGAAAAGGCGACAAAACTTGAAATTATGCAATCACAGCTTGAAAAGGAACAGATTAAGCTAAAAAGATTGTATAATCTGTATGCTGACGGAAATGATACTGTCTTAGAAATGATTAAAGAACTGGAAGCACAGATTAAGGAAATGAAATTAAACATTGCCGCTGAAAGCAAAAACGCAATCAATACGCAGAAAAAGGAGTTTGTTTATGAGAACATAAAAAAACTTGCCGACATTTGGGATAAGGTCGACAAGAAACAAAAGAACTTGATACTAAAGACTATAATTGACAAGATAGTAATTGTCAATGGAAATATTGAAATACAGCTTAAGAATTTTTAGCACAAACTTAATGCAGTTCCTATAGCATATAGGAAGTGCTAATGCCGCATTTATCGCGTTTTACAATTATATAATTTCAGCATTGTCGCTTATATGTCGCACATATGTCTATTATGTGTCGCTATAAGTGATTTTTTTTATGCAAAAATGTAACTAGAAAGAGAGGTAGTGCAAATGTTTTCTGATGAAGTAAGAGAAAAAATCTTGAGTAAAGAAGAATTACAGAAACTTGACTTAGTGACATTATCTCTTGTTATCCACGCAATCGAGGAAGTTTTAGAGGAGGCAGACAATGAACAATCCTTATCAAGCAATGCCTATGATGAATAATTCTTATATGCAATCTCAAAATCCATATATGGATAGAATGAACTTTTTACAAAATTATCAGCAGAGCTTACAGCAGCCAGTGGCAGGGACACAAATGTCCTTAGCAAATCAACAGGTTATGCCACAGCAGATAGCAGGCATTAACGGAAGAATAGTACAGACAGTTGAAAATATTAATGCAAATGAAGTGCCTATGGATGGCTCAATGGCATTTTTCCCAAAACAGGATATGTCGGAAATATATGTTAAGGGTTGGAATGCTGACGGAACAATTAAGACGGTTGTGTATAAGCCTTATACAGCCCCTAAAGATAATCAGACAGTAAATTCTATGGCTAATACAGAAAACGCTAAATTTACCCTATCAGACGAAAGCACACAGCTATTTCTGAATAAGTTTGAGGAATTATCGGAGAAAATAGGGCAGTTGGAAAATAGATTTGATAAATCTTTAGGAACACAGAGAAAAACATCAAGAACTCAAAGTAAGGGCGGTGATGAAGAATGAATCAGCAGTTAATTCAAACTATAAATCAACTTAAGTCAATTCGGAATCCACAGCAAATGGCAATGAATTGTTTACAACAGTCGGCACAGCGTGGAAATCCTATGGCAAAAAACTTGCTTAATCAGATAAACAGTGGAAACACGCAAGGCGCAGAGCAAATTTTAAGTAATTTTATGAATACACAAGGAATAAACCTTAATGATATTAAGGGTATGATGAATTAGGACATTTTGGGTTGTGCGCACATAATGACCGGTTATCCCATTTGTTAATAAAATAAATGGAGGTAAACAAGATGTTTAATTCAAACGGAGTTAGTCTCGCAGATATTGCCGCAGTAACAGGCAATAATCGTAATAACGATGGTATGTGGGGCGATGGTGCATGGTGGATTGTAATTCTCTTAATCTTTGGCTGGGGCAATAACGGCTGGGGCGGTTTCGGTGGAAATGGCAACGGCGCAGGCTACACTGATTCAGCTATACAAAGAGGTTTTGACAATCAGGCAGTTATCAGCAAGTTAGATGGCATTTCTAACGGACTTTGTGACGGCTTTTATGCTATGAACAACAGTATGCTCACAGGTTTTAATGGCATTAACACAAATATCATGCAGACAGGCTACGGCATACAACAGGCAGTAAACGCTGATACAGTCGCTAATATGCAGAATACAAACGCATTACAGTCACAGCTTGCTAACTGCTGCTGTGAAACAAGAGAAGCCATTCAGGGTGTAAACTACAATATGGCTACACAGACAAACGCATTACAGAACACAATGTGCAACAACACAAGAGATATTATCGACAGCCAGCAGGCAGGAACGAGAGCTATCCTTGATTTCTTAACAAATGATAAGATAGCAACACTTACAGCAGAGAACAACGATTTACGCAGAGCCGCATCGCAGGATAGACAGAATGCACTTCTGACTACTGCAATGTCAGCACAGACAAATCAGATTATAAATGCTGTAAATCCTACGGCTATTCCAGCTTATGTTGTGCCTAATCCTAATGCTTATGCATATGGCTGTGGCTGCAACACCGGTTGTAACTGCTAAAACTAAATAATTGAGTATCTTAATTGAGTTTAACTCGATTATGTCTGCTAAGCAGTATTACTTACAAACGCAAAGGGCAGACTATAATGTTTGCCCTTATTTTTATGAAAGAGAGGTAAAGATAATGGAAATAACAGGAATTGCATTACAAACAGTTGCCGCCGGAGAAGATGTTGCATTTACAGAAACACCAGTATGCGGAACTAAATGTATAGTCCACAGACAAGGAAGCGGAATTATCAAGTTAAGAGGTATTACAAATCAGTGCAAGGCTAGATTTTTAGTATCTTATAGCGGAAACATTCAGATACCTACAGGCGGTACAGTTGGAGCTATCTCACTTGCCATTACAGTAGACGGAGAGCCTTTACAGTCAACACGAATGATTGTAACACCAGCCGCAGTTGAGAATTTCTTTAATGTATCAGCACAGGCATATATTGATGTACCTTGTGGCTGTTGCAGTACTGTAGCGGTGCAGAATACATCAGCACAGGCTATTGAAGTTCAGAATAGTAATTTGATTGCAGTAAGGGAGGCTTGATATTATGCATAAATGGGCTAAACAGATTATGGAATGTGTCAAGGCTAAAGTTGACGGCATTGGAATTGACAATTTTGAAGGACAGAACCTTGACGATTTAAAGGACTTTACAGAAATAGCGAAGAACATAGCTTGTTTTGACAAAGATTACAGAATTGTTGAAGCTATGGAAAAGTCAGAAGATAACGAAGACATTATGCGTATGCTTGAACAGTACGAAGATTATCCGGACAGAAGATACTATGACCACTACCGCTATGCAAATGGCAGATTTGCCCCAAAGGGCAAAGGAACATACCGCAGAGGATATGAAGAGCCGCCATATTACCATATGTACCCAGAAGCAGAACATATGAGGGATATGGATAGAGATTATGGCAAGATGTACTATACAGAGCCAATGTCTGAAAGTAATTACGACAGAGCAAAGAGAAACTACACAGAAACTAAGGAAATGCACAAGAATAACACGCCAGAAGATAAGGAACACAAGATGAAGTCGCTTGACAGCTATACTAAGGAACTTGCAAGCGATATTACAGGTATGGTAGCTGATATGTCGGCAGAAGAGAAGAATTTGCTTAGAACAAAGTTAAGCACTCTTGTATCTAAGATATGATTTTAAGGGCTATGAGTAGCAATATTCATAGCCTGTTTTATTCAGAAAGGAGCATACAGATGGTTTTTAGCATTAATGGCACAATGTGGCAAGTGCAATACAAAAATTCAAATTCGGGTGAATTAAAGCGGTCAGACAATGTTTCTGTGCTAGGTGTAACTGATAGAAATACACATACAATTTATCTATCAAATGCCTTGCGTGGATTTATGCAACGCAAAGTGCTGATACACGAAGTATGCCACGCAATCTGTATGTCTTATGATGTGTATTTGCCTATCGAACAAGAAGAAATATTGTGTGATTTTGTAGCAACTTATGGAGATGAAGTATTTGACATTGTTGATATGGTGCTTGGAGCAGTTAGGAGAGTGGGATGATGAGTATAGATGAGTTGTTAAAGATAATTCAAAAGACTAATCCGACTATGACTAAGGAATTGTTGATATATGAGCTTGGTCAATGTCGGTATTCAAGTAAAGCATTAATTTATACAGAAAGTTGCTGTATTGACAATAATATCTAAAAATGCTATTATTTAATAGATGTAAACAATAGATAACTATTATATCATTTTACCTTAATAGACATAGTGGAAAGTTGCATTGATACATTTTTGTATAGGTGCAACTTATTTTATTTTGGAGGTTTTGTTATGAGAGTTATAAGGTTAAAAATGTATCAAGAAATGGCTAGATTTAACAATCCATCAGCGCCAAGAGGTGCGGATTGTTATCCTTTGCCGCCGTTCAGCACAGTTAATGGATTTATCCATTCAATGTGTCAATGGAAAAAGTATCATAAATTAGATTATTTCGTTACTGGCAAGGGCGTTTACAATACCAAAACACAGAAAGAATGGCACGGTGGTAAGCGTTTTAACAAAGTTAGTGATGAAATGCTTAAGCGTTGGGATATTATAACAGATTATACAGACGGAAGCCACACCGGATGGGTTAATACGGTTAAATATCATTTGATGTTAGTTGATTTATACACAACTATATACATCAAATCTAATGATAGTGACATAGAAGATATATACAATGCGTTACTAAACCCGCCAGTATATCCATCATTAGGCGAATATGGTGATTTATGCAAGATTGAAGCAGTAGATATTGTAGAACTTAAGGAGCTTGACAAACCTATATCAGCTCCATTAGATGCGCAATCTTATATTCCTGTTAATAAAGGCAATTTTGCAGGAACTATCTATAGAATTAATAACAAATATGAAATTATCAAAGGTTTCAGGCGATTCCAGAAAGTTTCTTGTTACTTGGTGGATAAAGGACAGGAAGTTGTTAGTAATCTTTTTGATGACGATAAACCGATTATTTTTATAGATTAATTTAAACCCCACGGAATATAATGCAACTTTTTTGCTACCTCCGTGGGGTTCTCTTTTATATTCGCAATTTCGATTTTGACAATTTTTAAAATCCGTTTCGGATTTCGTTCAAATCCTACTTAAAAAATTGAAAAAATTTTTTAAAAATTTTAAATGCGCCGTTTCAAATACCCCCGTCACTTTCAATTTTGAAATCCAAAAATCGGTTACACAGAATTTCAATTTTTGCTCCCGATTTTGTTCAAATTTGCCCTGAAAAATTGATGAAAAACTTTAACAGATTAAAGTGCATTATATAAACTTGACCGGCTGCGGTTCGTGCTTGTTTTGGCTTTGTAACTTTGTGATTTGCCCTGTACGGCGGTTTTATTGCGCCGATGTAGACTTATAAACCTACGAAACAAAACAGCCTTAAAACGCTTTTAAATTCAATGCAAGGCAATTTGTTTTTGATTTATTTTTTGCTAAACGCATTATTTTTATTTGGCATCTCTTCGATAATATCGGAATATCTGTTATATATATCGTTTTCTGCTTCTTGCTTGGCTTTAATAGCACTATCTTTAGTCACAAAATATCCTAAATGATGATTTACGCCATTGAAGTATATTCTAGCTTGCCATTTTTGTTTATCTCCGCGCCAATAAACACCAGGGCAACCACTCGTATTTCTTGCGGTTTTCTTTCCTAAGTGTACAAGACTCTCTGCTTTAACATTGCTATTTGGTATGTAGTCCTCTGTAAGACAGCCGCAAGAATATCTTTTCTTTAAATGGGAAATAGGCAAGGTTATTATATTCCCACATTTACATTTACAAATATATTGTGTTCTGCCATCTTTACCGATTTCTGTACCAATAACCTTAAGTAAGCCGAATTTATCGCCAATTTTTACGCACCCTTTGCCGAGATGTTTTTCTTTTTGGTATTTTTTTTGATAACAACCACAGCTTTTTATTTTCTGCGATGTTATCGCGCTTGTTTGTGCATAAAAAATATTGCCGCATTCACACAGGCATTTCCAACGGAGAGCGTTTTTGTTTTTATATTCGATATGTACAGGTTCTAAGACCGTGAAATGTGGAAATTTTTGTTTTGTTAAATCGCATTTTATTTTTCGCATTTTTTCTCCTTGTTGCGTACAAATAAGCAAGGCTTTTTGCCTTGCTTATGATTTAGTACATATTTAAAGAAGCTGATTTTTGATTTCTTCATTGGTAAGCTTTTTCAGATTATCGACATATATGCACGCTTCGTTATTATCTTCTAACAGGATCCAGACAACATCACGACCGTTTCTGCATGTATTTAAGGATATAGTGTCGTCATCTATCCATCTCTGAATATCGTCATCGCTTAAGTCGCAATTAAAAAGACTTAGTGCTTCGTCAATTGCTTCTCTCTCCTTACTTGTAACCTCTCTGTCTGCGTACCATTCCATGCTCTTATACCTCCATTTTTTAAAAATTAATAAATAAAGATATACTATTTTAATCTACCAAGTAGAAATTAATAATAATATATCATTTATTGCTATAAAAATCAATCATTTATAGCGAGAGCAAGCCGGGGAATCGAACCCCGGAAGCGCCAACCTTGCTAATTATTTGCTTGCTAAAATCTCCCTTGCTAATAAATCCCAATAAAGACCATCGCCGCGCTTATCAAGCCATTTTTCAGCTTCTTCTGTGCTTTCGTCTAACCATTCAGCCATAAGCTGGATAATATCGTAATAACTATAATCAACCCCAACGCCTAAGCCTCTGAGCCATTCTATACAAGCGTTACGCTCTCCAAGTCTTGCGACTGCCCAGCCGTACTCATTTATAAACTTGTTCTTGATGTCCTTAATTGTGTTAAACTCTTCACTCTGTGCAACCTCTGTTAAATAATTTCTAACTGCTGCCTTAACTTCCTTGCTGTTTGTTCTTCTCATTTCTTTTTACCTGTGCTATAATATAGCTACCTTTCTTTTTTTGATTGGTGGCGGTTCGTTCTTGGTAGGAGTGACCGCCTTTTATTTATGCTCTTATTATAAAGCTATCGTTATATAATTACAAGTCGCAAAATGTAACAAATATATAAAGCTATCTATATATTTTTATTGTGCAATATGTATAAAGCTATCTATATATAAATATATAACGCTACTATATAATAAAGTTATCTTTATATTTTCATTGACTTTGTTATAACGCTACTATATAATAAAGTTATCTTTATAAAAGGAGTTGATTTTATGGCAGTATCTAAAGCGCAAGCAAGAGCTATAAAAAAATATGATAATAAAGCATATTTTAAAAGCCTTGTAAGGTTTAAAAAGGAAGATGAGGAACGAATCAGAGCGGCGGCAGGCGATAGCCTTAACGGCTTTATTGTGTCAGCTGTAATGGAGAAAGTGCAGGAGACAGAAAAGGCAAAAGCTTCAGCCCGTACAAGCTCCGACGAATGCTCATTTTAAATAATTAAAAGAATTTTAAAATACCACTTGACTATATAACGATAGCGTTATATAATAAGGGTACAAATTAAGAAAGGGCAGCCGCAAAGGCTGGAAGGTGGAAAGGATGAAAACAATCGAATTATTAAACAAGGCTGTTGAGCTTGGATTTAACAGAGAAAAGGCGCTTGCAGACATAGATGCAAGCCTTGACGAAATAATCGGAGCAGAGAACAGAAAGCCAATCACAGAAGAGGAAATAAGCGAAGAGCTGGCAAGCGATATTTTATTAGGTTTTGAATGTGAAAAAGAAAGTAATTAAGAAAGGTTAAAAGGTGGACGATATGAAAGAGTTTAAAATGTACAATGGTAATATGTTAGAGGTTGGCGAAGAAATCAGACTTGCTGATTTATGGCAGAGTGAAACAGGAGACGAGGGAGAAATTCTTGATTCTGGTTGTTGCTGGGTTGGCGACGATGAGAATGGCATGCCAATAACTGCAGATTTTGAAATCTTGGAGAAAGATGAAGAAAATCTTGTGCGGTCTCTTGTAAAAATAACAGATATAAGATAATATAAATATAATAAACTGTAACATAAGATGTATAATTGTTAAAATAGGCGGTTATACATCTTTTTTATTTTAAAGCAGAAAGCAGGAATGCAACGATGAAAAGAATAGAATTTGAACCAGAAGAAAAAATTTATGGCACGTATTGGACAGCTATAGAAGAAGCCCCAAGTAAAAACGGAGAAAGATATTATAAATGTCGCTGCATTTGCGGAAAAGTTAAAGAAGTAAGTGCTAAAAGTTTAAAATATGGAAAAAGTAAATCATGCGGTTGTGTAGCAGCTAAAAGATTAAGTAAAAAATACAAGGGTGTTGTAAAAAAAGAAAATGATATAGACTTAACAAATAAAATATTTAACAAGATTAAAGTGGTTAAACGCATAAGCGGGAAGGGAGTTCAAACAATATGGGAGTGTGAATGTTTAAATTGTGGGAAAATCTTTAATAAAACCCAGCACAATCTCGCATCTGGTCGATGTGTGTCCTGTGGATGTGCAAAGCGGGAAAATTCTAAGAAAAATATTAATAAATATTTAGGACAGGTAGAAAAAACAAATCTTAGCACAATTAATAGCGATAAGCCGGGGAAAGCGAACACTTCCGGAGTTAAGGGCGTAAGCTATCGAAAAACAACGAACAATTATGTTGCATACATTGGGTTTAAGGGCAAATTGAATATAATAGGCTATTTTAAGACGTTAGAAGAAGCAGCAGCCGCACGAAAACAAGCGGAAGAGGAATTGTATAAGCCAATTTTAGAAAAATATAACTATAAATCAAACAAAGAAAATTGACTTTATAATATATTTATGCTATATTATTTTAATAATTAAATATATAAGATTTACACCCGATAATTATATAATAGTTATTGGGTGTTTTTATTTGTATTAATAATATAATTAGCTGGATAAGCTTCAGCAGAAAGGGGAATATATGGAGAAAGTAAAGGGAACGCCAGAAAGTCAAGAAATTTTCGAAAATGAAATCGATATGTATTTTAAAAGATTTTGCACAGATGAAAACATTAAAGATATGGCAGCGGCTCCGCAATCCCTTTTTTATGCCGCCTTGATTTATGTATATAATAATACTTTTAAAGGCACTAATAGATTAAAGCTAAAAGGTAAATTACAAGGATATAATAATAATAATTATAATAATCAATATAGTAATATAAATAATAGTAATTGTAATAGTTATAATTATGAGTATCTTAACTATATAGCAGACTATTATATATATATGTGTTATAAGTATAATAAAATATGTACTATATCAGGATATTGTAAATTAACCGGTATAAGAGAAGATATTGTATATAATTGGGGAAATGAGAGCAGAACGCCACAACTAAGTACATCGGCAAACAATTTATATCAAAAACTGTCAAAAGATTATGAATCTAGCGGAGAAGCTCGGCTCTGGTCCGGTAAGAACCCAGTCGGACAGCTTGCGGTTATGAATCGCCGTTTTGGTTGGAACCTTCCTGGTGTGAGTAGAGAAAGCTCTAGCAAAACAGCTCTAACAGCCGCAGAAATACGCCAACAATTGAGTCAAAACAATACACAATTAACGGATAAACAGCAGATAAACGCTGTAAACAATTCAGACACAATTTAAACAACTTGCAAACCGCTTAAATACTGGGTTTGTGAGTAATAAGTATTTATATAACGCTGATAAATTAAGGTTTATCAGCGTTATGGTATGGATATGGTGTTAATTGTGTTAATTGTTTGAGAATATGGCATAAAATAGACACAATTACATAGACAAGGGCGGTGGGGGTTTATTTACCTCCAGAACACGCCCCAACTAAGTCGCTCAATTATCCGAAATAACAAAAAACCCTTATATATTAATATATATTTATATTATTATTACCACATAATGCACATATTATATAATTATATATAAATAATACCTAACCATTAATCATATAATTAATACTAATAAATCACTTATATATTTAATTAAAAATAATCCAATTAACATCTATACATTTAAGCTAATTAGGTGTATAATAGACACATATTAATTAATCACAAGATATTCAATAAACACATCAGAGAATCAGCTGTTCGGCTGAATGAATTCCAAAAAATTTTAAAAAATAAAAAAGAGTTAGGAGTTATAAATGCAGGGCAATGAATACCAAAAATTGGCTATGCGCACTAACGATAAAATGGCTCATCATAGATTAAGTACCGAATTAACTGGTAAGCTTCCACTTAGTCCTCTGGCAGAAAGCAATGCTAAGTGTAGCAACATAAATGACATAGCAGGACTTCTTAATGGCGTCTTAGGTTTAACTGGTGAAGCTGGCGAAGTATCAGACCTTGTTAAAAAGGGCATATTTCACGAAAAAGGCATAGACTTAGAACATCTTAAGAAAGAGTGTGGCGATGTTTTATGGTACGTTGCTATGATTTGCGAAGCTTGCGGATTCGGTCTTGATGATGTAATGCAGACAAACATAGATAAGCTTATAGCACGTTATCCGAATGGCTTTGATTCTTACAGAGCTAATCACAGACAGGCAGGTGATAAATAATGGGTAATCAGGATAAGCACTGTTACCAGTGCAAACATAGACATAAGTTATATTGTGAAAAGCCTTGTAATGCCTGTAATGGCAATCCAAATGTTGTAAAAGGCAAGGATAACTTCACAGAGCTTGAAACAGCAAATAAAAATGCAGTACTCTTTGAAACAAAAGAATAGCATATTGCCCCTTAGCCAAGTGGTCAAGGCACAGGATTTTGATTCCTGTATCGTGGGTTCAAATCCCACAGGGGTAGTTCAAGTGTTTAATTACACTTGTGCCTTTACAGGACTTATTGGTTTACTAGCATTAAGTCCTCCTTTCACCTCATAGCGAGAGCTGTTAAGGACTGTCAGATAGTCCGTGAGGTTTTGCGTATTATAAATACGCAAATAAAATTAAGTTATACCTATAGCGCAGCAGTTATCTGTATGGATAGACAGCGAGCGAAGCTACTTTCTTTGAGCCCAACTGCACGGGTAGAATGACATCCAAGCTTTGCCACGACCTGTTATAGGTGTCATAGCCTATACTGCTATTAAGACTAGCATTGTTTTTCAGTATCAACTATCCACCTTAATCGAAACATTTTCACAATGCTAGTCTTTTAAAACGATATGGAGAAGTGGCAACGATTGGCGGTGTTGCGGCAGACTGTAAATCTGTTCCCTTGCGGTAAACATTGTAGGTTCAATTCCTATCTTCTCCACTTTGCCGATATGGGATAAAGGTATTCCAGTAGCTTGCTAAGCTATCCAACAGAAATGTTGTTCGTGTTCGATTCGCGATATCGGCGTTTTGAAAGCACTTCTTGGGTCTGCGTGCGTAATGTTGTTTGCAGACTTATCCTAGGTTAAGAGGTGTGAGTAAGTTGATGTGTGGCGGAATGGGTAAACGCTAATAGCAGATAGAATGAGCTAGTGGTTCGAATCCACCATAGCATAACCACAGGGGAATACCTGATTGCTAGGGGCTTGAAAGGACAGGAGTGCTTGTTTATGTGTGGTTCAAATCCACACCACATCAAGCGGTCGGGTCATTCCCGAATAAGCAGGCGTTGCAGTAATCCCTGCTGAATAATTAAAATGTCAATAGCGGTTGCTTAAGTGCTAGGTAGTCGTAATGTTGTGCCACAAAAACTTCCCGCTATTGAAAACTGTACAACGGATAGTAGTTCAGATGGGAGTAACGCTTGATTCATTCAAGTAGTCACAGGTTCAAGTCCTGTCTATCCGATTACAACAAACTAGGTTAGCTACCGAAAAGCACTTCCGCTGTGCCTGTTTGTTGTTTTATCAATCAAGCGGAGTGTGTATCACAGGCATACATAAATAATATCAAGCGGAGGTATTCGATTATGGCAACAATTAGAGTGCATAAAACAAAAAATTACACAGTTATGAGCAATACTCATTTAAGGGATAAGAGTTTAAGTCTGAAAGCGAAGGGATTATTGTCTGTAATGCTTTCATTGCCTGATAATTGGGATTATTCAATAGCTGGGTTAGTTGCAATAAGTAAAGAGAATGAAACAGCCGTTAAATCGGCTTTAAATGAGTTAAGAGATAATAATTATGTTATGGTTACTAAAGAGAACCCGACAAAAAGCAATGGTGGAAGAATAAAGTACACTTACGAGGTTTACGAAGAACCATATAAACAGAAAATAGAAAAACAAGATACAGAAAATCTAGGGGTTGAATGTCAACAGGTAGAAAACCACGGACAATTAAATACTAATGAATTAAGTACTGATGAATTAAATATTAATATACAAAATACTAATGAATTAAATACTAAAAGTAATTCTCTTAACAGAGAACAGTGTAATTCTTTTTTACCCAAAGATAAAAAAGCGAAAGAGTTTAAGCCGATAAGCGAATACTCTCAAAGTGATTGGGAAGTTGCCGAGGAAAGAATGATAAGCAGAGCTGGCAAGATAGCTTATGATTGGACTAACGATAAAACGCTCAAAGAAAATACAGAAGCATTCTTTAAATACTTTTTAGATAAACACGGAGAATGTACCGGAGAATATCACTACCCATTAACAGATAAGGTTTTATCAAGAGTAGTAGATAATTTAACAAAAGAAACCGACATAGAGCGTGACGGATATACAGATACCTATTATGCGGCTATAAGTGATATGGACGATAATACAGACTACAAGATGTTGGTTGATGAATATTTCAACACAAAGTTTTCAACACAATGTGATTACAGCTTAGTTCACTTTTCTTCTGAAAAGGTTTTAATTAACATTATGAATCACGCTTGTAAGAGTAGCTGGTGCGAAAGCAAAGAATGGTAAGGAGTGATTATTATGGCAGCAGGCGTACACCCGCTAAACAAAGATAAGTTTTATGAAGCAATTAACCTGTACATATCGGGGCAGGCTTCACAGGTAAAAGCGGCAAAAGTAGCAGGTTGTAGCGTACCAACATTTAAGAAATATGCTAACAAGATTTATGGTGGTGAGGAATTACCAGATAATTTATGGGGGAAGAAGTGATATTATGAAAATATCAGAAATGAATAACTGCATTGAAAAAATGCGGGAGTGTTACAAGTTTGATGATGATAAAACGGAAATACGGATTGGTGATATGATGAGCGGAAGTAACAGATATGTAACTGTCGGCGCAAGGGATGAAAACGGAACACAGATTGAAATGACAAGAATAGCGGATAGATTAGAAGAAGCAGACTATTGTTTGCGATGAAAGGAAATCAAATGAACGAAATAAAATTAGGAATGAAAATTGCCTATCAAGGAGTAAAAGAAGAAATGGAAACAATAGTTGCAGAACTTGCAAGAAAAGGAATTGAAAAGCCAAAAGGCTTTAGCGCGTTGGAGCAGTTTATAAAAGACAGACTTTCAGAATGCGAATAAATATATTGCCGGCCACGGACTAATTGTAGTCGCTGACCTTAGAAAGATAAAGGTTGATAAAACATAGAAAAGGAGACAGAGAAAATGAAGAAGTTATTTGTAAGTGTGCCGATGAAAGGCAGAACAGAGGAAGAAATCAAAGCTAGTATTCAGAAGATGAAAAAGATTGCTGAGATATACGAGGACGAAGAGTTAGAACTTATCGACAGCTACATTGAGGATAACCCACCGAAAGACAGCAAAGAAGCTGTATGGTTTTTAGGAGAAAGCCTTAAGAAGCTGGCACGGGCTGATGTATTTATTGGAATATGTGAGAGCTATGATTGGAATGGCTGCCATATTGAAAGACAGACTGCGGAAATATATGGCATTAAAGCATATATGATTCCAGTAAGGTATGTAATTGATGATTATAATGCACTTATAAACAAATTGCATCCGGTTTGCAATGAAGGAATGCCAACATTCTAACAAAATTTTACCGGCTACAGATTGATTGTAGTCGCTACCCTAAAACAATTATAGGCAGAGGTCTATAAGCACCTTTGCTAGAAAGCGAGGTGCTTTTCTTTATGTCTGAATTGGAAAGTTTAATTTCTGATTGCGAAAAATACATATCCCAAAAAGGAATAGATGAAAATATTATAGAAGCCTACTACAACGTGTGCCAGCTTGCCAAGAATGAGGGCGAAATTGACACAATGTTAAAATGTACGGCTAGGACAAAAGAACTCATAGAAAAGGCTTGTATGCGTGATATAGGGCTATCTATGTGGGGAATAGAGAAGTTTGTCTTTAACAATAAAAGTTCCTTTGATTTGCTTGATAAATACTATGATGTGTTATTACTTGAAGCCCAAAGCAAAATAGTAGATAGCGCATTTATGTATCTTGAAAAGAAAAGAGAACCTAAAGAACGTTTCTATATGCCACGCCGCAAGCAATTCTTAAAAATGGGGTTAATAGAAGCTTTGCAGGGCATGATTGATGATAAATACGATATATTGTGCGTATCATTGATACCTGGAGCGGGAAAAACAACTATCGAAAAGATGTTTAACGCTTTAGTAGCTGGCTGGTTTCCTAATGATTTTTGCCTTTTTTACTCCCATTCTGGCGACATTACACGAATGTACTATGATGGCGTATACGATATTGTTACAAATGCTGATGAATATGCGTGGAACGAAATCTTTCCTAGCCTTACAGTTACAAGCACTAACGCAAAGTTAGAACAATTTAACATAGGTAAATATAAGCCATTTCCAAGCGTACAATGTACATCTGTCGGCAGCAAAAATGCCGGTAAAGTCCGTGCAAGTAAATTTTTGCTAGTTGATGATATGATAGGCGGAATTGAGGAAGCACTTAACCCCATGGTACTTGATAAGCTGTGGGATAAATATGCAGTAGACGCTAGACAAAGAAAAATACAAGATACAGACGGACATAACTGCAAAGAAATACATATTGCTACACGCTGGAGCGTGCATGATGTTATCGGAAGAATACAGAATATGTACGCAGGGAATAAAAGAGTTAAGACTATTGCTGTACCAGATGTAGACCCAGTAACAGGCGAGAGTAATTTTGATTATGAGTATAGCGGATTTACGAAAGAGTTTTTTGCTGACCAACAGCTTTTAATGGATGAAATCTCTTACAGGTGTTTATACAGACAGGAGCCTATCGAACGTGAGGGATTACTATTTCCAGATGATAAAATCCGCAGATACCTTAATCTGCCACACGGAGAACCAGAAATTATCACAGCTCAATGTGATACTAAGGGCAAAGGTACGGATTACTTTGTGCTACCGGTATTGCAAAAACACGGAGAAGATTATTACTGCGTTGATTGCGTATGCGATAACACAGCAGATTACGAAGAACAATATAGAAATGCCGCAGGAGTGCTTGTAAATAATAAAGTGCAAGAGTGTGAGTTTGAGCGTAACGCCGGCGGCGACAGAGTGGCTATGGAAGTTAATAAGAGAGTTGAGAGTGTAGGCTGGATATGCAACATCACTGATGTACCGACAGAGACAAATAAGGAAGCACGTATTTTTCAGTGTTCTAACTGGATATTACAGCACATTATCTTCAAAGACCCATCGCTTTACAAACCTAACGAACCATACGGAATAATGATGTCGCTATTAAAGCAATATTCGGTATCGGGCAAGAAACAATTAGATGATGTTCCTGATGTTTTCTCAAACTTTGCACTAAGAATGACACAAGGTAATAGAACAGCTAAAGTTGAAGCTGCTATAAATCCATTTAGGAGGTATTAATCTACTATGACAACTAAGGATTATCTGAATCAAATAAGTTATTACAACAAGATAATTGACAATAAATTGATAGAAATAACACAGTATAAAGAATTATCATACAGCATATCAGCGGTTGTTAATGAAGAAAGAGTTATGTCATCATCAGATCCGGACAAAACAGGATGCGGATATGTCAGACTTGAACAAATGGAAGAAAGCCTTGACAAGCTTATAGATAAATACATTGATGTAAAGAACAAAATAATAGAGCAGATAGAGCAGATAAACAACGAAGATTATTACACAGTATTGTTTCTAAGATATGTCAGAAAGTTTACATTTGAAAAAATTGCAAATGAAACAGGCTGGTGCTGGAGACAGGTACACAGAATACACGCTAAAGCACTACAAGCCTTTGAAGATAAATATGGGAGTGAATATCTGTAAAAGATGTCATAGAATGTCACATTGCCGGCGTGGTATAGTATACCTGTAAGAAATTACAGAACTGTTTTTCATCAAATATTACAATCCTTTATCGGAAAGCACCGTTACTTAATTGTAGCGGTGTTTTTTGTTATACAACGAGGTAGAAATATGAATTTTTATACAAATAAAGACAAATCAATTATGTGTCCGAATTGCCATAAGTTTTTGACTAAGGCAGACAGCAAAGACCCACGAACACATAAGCTAGCGTGCAAGCATTGCCACAAATGGATATGGTATGTGCCTAACGATGATGATAATTTTCAAATTAAAGAAATACCGGACAGCAGAAGTTCAAGCGGTATGACATTTTATTAGGAGCAAGATATGAACACAATGTATTTTCAAGACCTTGTTAGAGGCTGTTATGGTAGAAAAATTGCATACACGAATGTAGATACAATAACTGCTAACAATGTTGTTAAGGTTATTGGAAGTACTATAGGTGTATTTAATTGGAATAAGCCAGTTATCAAGTATCTGTGGCATTACTACAAGGGCGACCAACCGATACTGTATAGACATAAGCTGACTAATGAAGATATTACAAACAAGATTGTTGAGAACCACGCATATGAAATTGTTCAATTCAAGGTAGGACAGACGTATGGTGAGCCAATCCAGTTTATTAGCCGCAAAGATGATGAAACTATCAATAAGGCAGTTGACATACTCAATGATTTTATGGCGGATGCCAATAAGCAGGAGAAAGACATTAAAGCTGGAGAGTGGCAATCTGCAACAGGTACATCATTCAAAGCGGTTCAACCTAAAAATGGAGATGTACCATTCAGAATTGTAGCACCTACGCCAATGAATACTTACGTTGTTTACAATGAAAGCACAGAAGAACCTATGCTTGTTGTGCAGGAACTTAAAGACGAGGACGGAAATTGGTATAAAATGGCATTTTCCGACACTATGTCTTTTAGAATTGTTGACAGCAAAGTAGTTGAAGCAAAACTACATACATATGGCGAAATTCCTATTGTTGAGTTCCCTAATAACCACGAAAGAATATCTGATATTGAGCTTGTCATAGGTATGTTGGACGCTATTAATAATATGCAGTCTAACAGAATGGATAGTATACAGCAGTTTGTTGAGTATTGGGTTAAGTTTGTAAATTGCGAAGTTGACACAGAAACATTTGAAAAAATGAAAATGAACCACGCCCTTACGGTTAAATCTATCAATAAAGACAACAAGTCAGACGTTGAGATTATGACACAGGAGCTTAATCAGACACAATGTCAAGTTGCTAAGGAAGATTTATGGGATAACACATTATCAATATTGGCAATTCCTAACAAACAAGGTAATACCGGCGGAGATACACAGGGGGCAGTTGAATTAAGAAATGGTTGGGACTTTTCTAAAACAAGAGCAAAGCTGAAAGACCCTATTGTTAAATCGTGCGAAAAGCGATTAGCTGTGGCAGTTCTTAATATTCTAAGACTTGCCGGAAAAGATTTAAAGCTGTCAGTTAGAGACTTTGATGTGCAGATAAATCACAGTCCACAGGATAATATGTACACTAAAGCACAGACACTTACAGTGTTGCTTCAAAGTGGCATACATCCACTTATAGCAATTAAGACAGTTGGTTTATGGGGAGATGCAGAAAAGACATTCCTGTTGTCAAAACCATATCTTGATAATATATACAAGACTATTGATGATGTGGAAGAACAAGAAAAGAAAGCACAAGAGATAGTTAATCAACTCAATAATAATCAGCAAAATAAGGCAGTTATCGAATAATCGGTAGCTGCTTTTATTTTATACATTTGCAGCTATGCGGTAAATAGCAGAAGACACAGCAGGAGCGACCTGCGGTAACAAAAGCGTGTGTTTAACGGAGGTAATTATGACAAGAGAAGATGTATTAAAACTTTTTCCAGAAGCAACAGATGAACAGATTACAAATCTTCTTAATCAGAACAATTCAGAAGTTGCAAAGGAAAAAAACAAGGTGAGCCAGTACAAGGCCAAGGCTGATACAGCAGACAGTTTACAGAAACAGCTTGATGAGATACAGGCTGGCAATCTGACGGAACTTGAAAAGGCAAATAAAGCCTTAGATACAGCTAATCAGCAGATAGCCGATTTACAGAAATCTAACGCTATCAGAGACCAGAGGGAAGCAGCTATGACTAATTTTAAGATTACTGCTGAACAGGCAAAGACAGTTGTTAAAGATGATGGAAGCCTTGATTACACCGAACTTGGCAAGATTATGTCCGAGAAAGAAACAGCTGCGGCACAGGCTAAGGAACAGGAGATTGCTAAACATCAGGATATTCCGGGCGGTGGCAGTAATAAAGGTGGTGCAGACAATAAGACAAACGCTGAAAAGATAGCAGAAAGTCTTATATCTAATGCACCTAAGAACAATGACGTTTTATCACATTACATTCAGTAATAACAGGAGGTAAGAAATGGCAAAGGAAATGAATATGCAGTATGAAAAGACTTCATACGCAGGAGACGTTCAGATTTTAAAGAGAGAGCCTAATGAGGCAATTCCTTTAACACTTGATTTTTCAACGGTAACAGAAAAGGATGCGAATGGAAAGAAGATTGTAAAAGCTGGTACACCTGTAAACAAGTCAGGTGTGGCTGATAATACAGCAACAGCAATCGGAATCTTAAGATTTGATGTAACAGAAGACAGACCACAGGGAGTAGTGCTTAAAAAGGCATATCTTAATACAAAGGTAGCGGAAACACATTCCGGCGTTACATATGCAGAAGCAGTTAAGACAGTTCTTCCAATGATTGTATTTGAATAATAACAGGAGGTAAACAGATGTTAATCAATGAAGTATTAGACAGTAAGTCTATCGCATTATCGGCAACAGAAAACGCTAGTAACCAGATACCTTATCTTGGTTTACAGTGGTTTCCAGAAAGAAAGAAGCAGGGGCTTGATTTAAGCTGGATTAAGACACACAAAGGACTTCCAGTTTCGCTTGCACCATCTAACTTTGACACAATTCCAACACTTAGAGCTAGAGAGGGATTAAGCAAGGAAAAAACACAGATGGCATTTTTCCGCGAGGGAATGACAGTCGGTGAAGAGGAAATGCTTGAAATCGAGCGTATTCAGTCAGCAGACGACCCTTACCTTGCAAGTGCTTTATCAAGCGTATATGACGATACTAACAACCTTGTAAGCGGTGCAGAGGTTGTTCCGGAACGTATGAGAATGTCGCTTCTTGCGACAAATGCAGGACACCCAGTAATTGCTATTGTAAGTGATGGCGTTCAGTATGCTTACGATTATGACAAGGATGGTTCATACGCAAAAGACCATTACGCAAAGTTATCCGGCACAAGTATGTGGAGTGATACAGCTAATTCAAAGCCACTTACAGATCTTAACAATGCAAGAAAGAAGTTACAGAAGCAGGGCAAGATTGCTAGATATGTACTTATGAACAGCAATACATTCCAGTATTTACTTGATAATGCACAGATAAGAAACTCAATCCTTGCACAGAACCTTACAGCAACTATCGAAGTTGACGATGATACTGTTATTTCAGTAGTGCAGAAGAGAACAAAGCTCACTATCGTGCTTTACGATAAGATGTACATTGATGATGATGGCAAGGAGCAGTACTTCTATCCAGATAACAAGGTTACACTTCTTCCAGAGGGCAGTCTTGGTAATACTTGGTTCGGAACTACACCGGAAGAAAGAACTGCAAGACAGGTAGCTGATGTTGATGTAACAGTATACGGCACAGGTATAACAGTTGCTACAAAGACAGAGTACGGACCACCTATGAAGATGTCAACATTTGCATCAGAGGTTGTACTTCCATCGTACGAAAATATGGATAGCACATTTGTATATGAGGTTCATAGCGAAGAGTAGGGGGTGCAACTATGAAATATCCATATATAGTAATTCATAATGGCGAATGGTATAACGCAGGCGAAGAAGTTCCAGAAAATAACAATTCTGGGGCTTCTTTTGATTATAGCAAGACAACCATTAATCGTATGTCTACATCTGATTTACAGGCTTTTGCTACAGAACAAGGTATAGACAACGCAGAAGAGCTTACAGGAGCAGAGTTAAAGAAGCTGTTAATTGAGAAATTAGGATTATAGGAGCTGAAATTATGGAATACACCACATTAGAGCAAGTCAAAATCAGACTTAAACAATTTCATATTGATACAGTCACAAATGATGATGAAACAACATCTGATGTGGTAGTGTTCGATAACAAAGAAGATAATCCAGTAATCGAACAGCTTATTAAACAGGCTACAGAAGATGTAAAGGCAAAAAGGTGTTATCCCGACAGCTACACAGATGAAATGATAACCGAGGACTTGAAGAAATTTGAGAGTGTTATTGTTAATCTGGCTGTCTACGACCATTCACAGGCAGGCGAAGCATTTATGGCAAGCTACAATGAGAATGGTGTCAACAGAACTTGGAGAGATAGAGATAGTTTGTTTGTTGGAGTATTTCCATTTGCTAAAGTATTATAACGCCTATAGGGCATTACAGAATATTAAAGAAGATTGTGCGTTACCATTTTGCTGATGTTGGCAATATGGTAGCAGGCGGCACACATTAAGGGTGGTGGGCGGTGTGCCATTATTAATTATGAAAGGCGGTATATCAATGCCAATAGCAGTAATTATAAGCATTATTTCAGTTGCTTTTTCCGTCTTTTTCGGACTGTTTACGTTGGGATTTAATCTTAAGAACAACAAAAAGTCTGACAATGCAGAACTTACAGAGCGTGTAAAAGAAAATACACGCATAAATATGAAACTTGACACAATATCAAGCAATACAACAGAGATAAAGAATGAAGTTACAGAAATGAGAAAAGAACTTAATTCTCACGATAACAGGATTATTAAGGTTGAGGAAAGTGTAAAGTCGGCACACCACCGAATAGACGGATTGGAAGCACGACTTAATGAAGATAAGGAGGTATAGCAGAATGGATATAACATCAGTATCAACAGTAGTTGCAATCGTTGTAATAACATATCTGATAGGCTTAGGAGCTAAGGCAATTCCTCACATTAAGGATAATTACATTCCTATAATCGTAGGCGTTGCAGGCGGTATCTTAGGCATTATAGGTATGTATGTAATACCGGACTTTCCGGCAAATGACATTCTTAATGCAATCGCAGTAGGAATTGTGTCCGGATTATCAAGCACAGGCGTTAATCAGATTTATAAGCAGGTAAAAAACAATGCTTGACATTAATAAGCAGGCTATGAAGTATTCACTTCAAGGACAGACGGTAACTATCTATGAAAGAGATGATGACGGCAATATCCTTTATGAGGGATATACCGACACAGAGGGTAACTTCATTCCTTATCTTGATGATGAGGGAAATAAGATACCTAAAGTTCTTGAAGAGAAAACGGGCTTTTCAGAGCCTACGGATTTCAAAGCAAACATATCATTCAGCGGTGGAGAAGCACAAAGCAAGGAATACGGCTTTGATACCGCTGATTTTGACGCTATTTTGCTGACAGATAGGAATACACTACCTATTCAAAAGGGCGACCTTATCTGGCTTAATAGCAAGCCTACATACACATCTGACAGCCTTGTTGACGAAACATCAGCGGACTTCACGATTGTAGGCATTAAGCCAGCATTATATTCAACTAAGTATATGCTTAAAGCAGTTGTAAAGTAGGTGGTAAATACGAAGTATCAGACAGACGGCTTTCCCGAAAATGGTTCTTTATTTATACAAACAGGCAATGAACAGCTAGTTGGTTCTATCTTTAAAGGAAAGACAGTTCCATCTACGCAAGAGCCAATAAATGAAAGCATAAGACAAGCTGTTTCGCAAGCAGTTAAGGAGCGTGTTTATGGCAAGACATACAATTAATATATCATTGTCTGAAAAGTCCGTAAATGAAGCTATCAGGCAGCTACAACAGTATAAGCAGAGTTTACAGTATAAATGCGAATTGCTTGTTGAACGACTAGCAGAATTAGGCGACAAAGCAGCAATTATGAGTGTTAATGAAAGCCCATTAGGTAGGACAGTAACATTGAGAGTTGACAGAAAGCCTATTCAAGATGGCTACCAAGCTATTTTAATTGCTACCGGTAAAACTGTTGAAGTAGAAGATAGAGAGCCGTTTTACACGCTATTAGCGATTGAATTTGGTGCTGGTATTTATTACAACAGCGGTAATGAGAACCCAAAGGCTAATGATTTCGGCTTGGGTGTAGGAACATACCCAGGGCAAATACACGCATTTGAAGATGGCTGGTACTACTTAGGTAATGATAATCAATGGCACTACACACACGGCGTTAAAGCTACAATGCCTATGTACAACGCCACAATAGAGATTATTAATCAATATAAGCAGATAGCAAGAGAGGTGTTTAGTTAATGGCAAACGCTAATGATTGGGCGACAGACCTTGAAAATACAGTCACAGCACTTGTCAAGGCTAAAACCCTAACACAATTAAAGAAAACATACCCAAAGATAGTCATAACCAATGAGGGGGAAAACAGCGGTCAAGCAGCATTCCCAACAGTATACATTCATTTACTGCCAGCAGCTGAACAAGGACAAACGCTTGACGGACAGACAATTAACGCATTGTTAGCAACATTTCAAGTAGATGTTACCACTAACACAAGCAAGTCTGACTGTCGCAAGGTTATGGCAGTAATTACAGATACATTTAAAACAATGAGATTTCAAGGCAATGCAATGCCAGAGTTCTCAATCAGTAATAAAGTACATAAGAGTACCGCTAGATTCAGAAGAATGATAGCGGCAAATGATAGATTATTGTAACAAAGAGCAGAAATGCTCTTATTTTTTTGCAAATTTTTAGGAGGTAGACAAAGCAATGGCAAGTACAAGTTATAAAGCTAGAGTTATCTACAAGGAGCATAGCGAAGATGGTTTTGCAGGCTCATATAAGTTAATGGTTGCGGCTAAGTCAATTTCAGCACCAGTATCAGCACCTAACACAGTTGAAAGCACAACATTTGAAGATGATTCACAGACATTCTTAATGGGTATCAAAACATCTGACGCTAAGACTTACACAGGAAATCTTGAAAAGGCTTATTTACAGGACTTAATCAAAGCAGAAGGTAAGCAGTTAGACATTATTCAGTTATATGGTTCTGACGGATTAGGTGCGGTTGCTAAGTACGCATTTGTCGGACAGGTAACAGCGACACCTAATGATGTTTCTGGTACTGATTCGGTACTTGAAATGACAGTAACAGCAGTTCCTAACACTTCACCTATCGAATGCACAGACAAGCTTCAAGTTGTTGAAGGCACTGGTGGCACATTCACAGTAACAAAGGTGGGGGAATGATAAGCCAATCGACTAAATCAAAGGCTGTGTCGATTGGTGGCACAAACGCCAAAACAGCCGACTACGCATCATATCTTGATGATGTAACAGAATAACAATTGATTGAAAGGGCGGTCTACGGACTGCCCCTTTCCTATGTTAAAGCATAGGGGGAAAGGGAAAATATGATGAATATTAATGTAAACGGAAATGAATATAAGATTGAGTTTTCTTTCGGTGCGGCGGAGTGCAAAGAGATAGTACAGAAAATGTTTTCTGTTGTTAACGGTTCTTACTTACTTGCACAGACAGATAAAAGTGTTGCACAGGCTTCTTTTGACGGCTTGGCAAATATGACAGCAGATGTGCCAGAGATTTGCATTACCGCCATTTATGCAGGCTGTATTGACAATAACCCAGTAACTATGGATGAAGCAAAGGAACTCACTAGGGCATATATTACAGAGAAAAGAAAGACAGATAAGAGTTACGGATATAGAACATTGTTTGAAGAAATCAAGAAAGCGATGGAAGATGATGGTTTTTTCGAGCTGTCGGGAATAACAGCGATGTTAGAGGAAATGGCGAACAATGTGGAAGAAGCAACGCAGGAGCAGAAGAAACCGACAGTAGTTCCACAGGACCACAAGAAAAAGCAGACTTCCACAAAATAATCTGGGAAGAATACTTTGTCTTAGCCAGTTCACTAGGTATTAGTTATTCAGACTTTCTTAAAATGACACCTACAAAATTATTACTATATGCAAAAGGCAAAAAGATTGATAGACAAAATCGAGACGCAGAAATGTATAACTGGTTTTTAGTTTACGCAATTCCAGCTATTTCTTGCGGTATAGGTGCAGCATTTAATAAAGATACTCACATTGAATATCCCAAACAGGCTATTTTATCAGAAAAAACAGAAGAAAGCAAAGAAGATACCTACGACAAAGAGTTACAGCTGATGTTACTCAATGAGCAAAAATGGGCGGCACAGACTGAAAAGAGAGGACTACCGCCAACAATCCTATAAAAGGGGGTTAAAGCGTGGAATTAGACAGTTTAGAAGTCAAAATTACCGGTACTGCCACTAAAGCTATTAATTCTGTTGATAAACTGATAAATCAGCTTACAAGGCTGTCAACATCACTTGCAACTGTGAATGGTTCATCACTTAGTAGCCTTGCGACTGGTGTTAGTCAGTTAGGTTCTGCTATGCAGAATATGAACGCAGGAACAGCAGATTTTACAAGACTTGCTAAGAACATCACAAAAATAGGTTCTGTTGATTCGGTTGCACTAACTAACACAGCTACATCACTTCAAGCTGTCACAAAGGCAGTTTCAAGCATATCAGCTATTCCGCAAAATGCAACACAGGTCACAGAATTTGCAAAGTCACTTGGTAAGCTAGGCAGTAAGAGCATAGAAAACGCCGTTGTAAACATTCCAAAGCTAGGCAATGCTTTAAATGGCTTAATGACAACGCTATCAAGAGCGCCAACAGTAAGCCAGAATGTTATTCAAATGACTAACGCATTGGCTAATCTTGCTAGTCAAGGTAGCAAGGTGGGTACTTCTTCAAACTCACTTCAAAAGTCACTGTATGGCGTGTCTACAAGTGCTAGGACAGCAACTAGAAGCAGTTGGAACTTAGCAAGTGCGATAGGTAAGTTTTATGCCACTTATTTTATGGTAATTCGTGGCAGTAAGAAACTTATAGAAGCAATTAAGTCAACAACAGATTACATTGAAGCATTCAACTATCAAGCGGTAGCGTTTGGCAAGATTGGTTCAGAGTGGGATAAAGATTACGAAAAGTACGGATATGATAACGCAACAGCATATGCAGAGAGCTTCCAAAGCAGAGTAAACGATACTCTCGGAAAGCTGTCTGGTTTAAAAGTTAATGTTCAAGGCGGTTTGCTTGAAGAAAGCGGAGCAAAGAACTTAGGACTTAACATACAAGAAGTAACACAGTACGCTTCGCAGTTAGCTTCTGTTACTAATTCGTTAGGACAGACAGGCGAAGCAACAACGGCTATAACAAAGTCAATGACAATGCTTGCGGGCGATATAAGCTCACTTTTCAATGTGGACTATTCAACAGTAGCACAGAACTTACAAAGCGGTTTAATCGGACAATCGAGGGCATTGTATAAATATGGTATTGATATTACTAATGCTACATTAGCGACATATGCTTATAACTTAGGCATTTCTAAGTCTGTATCAGAAATGACACAGATGGAAAAACAGCAGTTAAGAGTGTTAGCAATATTGGACCAAAGTAAAGTATCTTGGGGCGATTTAGCTAATACGATTAATAGCCCATCAAATATGTTACGCCAGTTCAGCAACAATATGAAAGAGGTAGGAATGGTAGCAGGACAGCTATTTATCCCAATTCTTTCAAAGGTTATGCCAGTAGTAAACGGAGTAACTATTGTAATCAAAAGATTATTAGTCAATCTTGCTTCTTTAATGGGCGTTAAGATTGACTTTGAAAGCTTCGGACAAAGTGGCTATAAAGACACATCAGATGGCTTAGAAGATATTTCAAACGGTTACCAAGATGTAGCTGATTCAGCTAAGAAAGCTACATTATCCCTTATGGGATTTGATGAAATTAATAAATTGCAGGACGATACAAGCTCAAGCAAGGGTTCAAGCGGTGGTGGCGGCGGTAGCACTATTGATTTGACAGACGATATTGCTAAGGCGGCGGCAGAATATGAAGCGGCGTGGAATAAGGCGTTTGCTAATATGGAGAATTCGGCAGTTGCCTGGGCTGACAGAATAGAGGAAGCTATAAAAAAAGGCGACTGGTACGGAATAGGTACTTACGCAGGCAAACAAATAAACAAAGGGATAAATGCTTTTCCTTGGAAAAAAACAGGAGAAGCAATTACAGAAGCTATTTGCAATGTTTTGGATTTTGCAGATGGATTTGTTAGTTCTGTTGATTGGGAACAATTAGGAAGAAATATAATAAAGTTTATTGAAGGTATAGATTTAGGAAAAATAACTGTAAAAATTTTGGACCTAGCAATTGACTTAGGAGTATCAGCAATAAAATTAATATGGGGTGCTTACCAGGAGATATACGACAAATGGGGAATTGCAGGAATTTTGGCTTCTTTGGTTATTCCGGGCGGAATTCTTACACTTAAATTTATTACGGAATTTTCAGCAAGCATAGATGATAGTAAATATGTAAAAAAAGCAAAAGATGGCATAGAAAATATAAAAATAGCTGCACAAGAAAAATGGAATGAAATTACAGATTGGTGGAATAATACAGCAATCGTAAATTGGTGGAATAATGATGTTACGCCTTGGTTT